CTTCATAATAACCCAATCATGAGATCCTGAAGGTAAGATGGCAACCTCTTGAACTGAGGTCACTTCACTCACACCCGCTTCAAACTCTTGATGTTGTGCTATAGAGATGTTTCTGTTGAGGTGCTTTACTTTTATGTTGTTTGTATCCATTGACATTATTTGTCTTCCTTAAAATTAGGTACAGGAACTTCCTCTGTTACACTTATTACTTCATACCCAGCACTTTCCCAGCCTGATATTATATCTGGGATTTTCTTTGGGTCCATGTAATAAGATAGGTCGTGAGTTACATCATCTTGGTGTACGAATGATTTATTTACAGACATTTTGAAGTCTTGTTTCATTTGACTGTCCTTTCGATAGGTGATACTTCGATGAAATCTATATGATATCCACCGAATTCTTTTACGTGTACACCCATACCATTGGCATCGATGTAGAATACTTTGATTACTGCCCATGTTAGGATAGCAGCAAAGAGGAGCATAGAGAGTTTAGGCATTAGTAACTAACCCCTCTATTTCACTATCATCACCGAATAGCATAAACCAGTCTTCAGGTGTAAGACCAGTCTTTATGAACTCACGTTGATCTGCATCAAGCATTGGGAAGGCATCTTGTATATTAGCACCTTCTGACCATGCAACATAACAATCCTCGAATACCGTTTGAAGCATGTCGAATTCCATTGTGTTGTTTTCCCCAGTGATGGGTGATCTGTTTGTGTAGTGCATCATAGTAAACTCCTTTCAAGAGTTGGTTAAGATAAGTGTTTATGAAACAGCAACCATTACGATTGCTGAAACAAAAAGACTTAAGACACAAGCGGAAGCCACTCGTTCATTTCTTTTGTGAAGATCATATCCAGGAGTTGATCTATCTCGTCTGCTGTCACGTAGTCGTTCGTACCCAAACCATCTGGCAGGGTTAGAACTTCGTTTACAGCTTGTAACATCTTCTCTTTGATGTGTTCCCATTGCTCGTCTGGGTCATACTCTTCCTCGAAATCTGTTGTCCACACTACGGAGTCGCAGATTTTGTTGAAGTTATACTCGAAGAAGTCTATTTCTAAGTTAGTCATGGTATATCCTTTCAAGATATATTCAGTACAGGGACAACCCCTATACTTCTTCTTAGATCTGGCCCCTGTGGACAGATCACATACTATCCGAACCAATCAGATAGAGTATCGATAGATCTATAAGAACCTAAGAGATACACATAGCTTGGTCTCATCTGAGAGATACTGAGAGATCTGAGAGATACTGAGAGAGTATTGAGAGATACTGAGAGATCTATAAGAGACTGAGAGATCTTATAGTATAGGTATATATATAGTAACCTAAGGGAGGGACTGGATAGCTTCTCCCTATAAGGAACTTAGAGAATGATATATGATTGATACACCATCCCCCCACAGTCTCTCACAGAATCCCACACAATCCCACAGTCCCGCTAGGTCCTATGCCACAAGAGACTCTCAGAGGGCCTCACAGTGCTTATAGTAGTCTCAGAGTACCTCACAGTACCTAAGAGATAGACACCCACCTGAGAGAGGCTCTGAGAGATCTAGGGGGGTACTAAAAAACTATGAGGGTACCTAATAAAAAAAGTACTTATTAGGCTCTCTCTCTCAAAGACCCTCTATAAACCTCACAGGGGTACCTCAATCTCTCACAGAACCCCCACATAATCTAAAAATAATATAGATATATTTCTAAGTTCCTTATAGGGACAATGTGACATAGAGGATACACCATGAATAACAAAGAGGTTATGACTCTTCTTAAAGAAAAGGAGAAGAGGGTTAAGCTAAAGGAGTATGAGAATAACTTTACTTCTTTTGCTGAAGAACAAATACAGATTATAACTAAGGATACATCCAAAGGTTTCATACCCTTTAAGTTCAATGAGTGTCAGCAACGTATAACAGATGCCCTCACAGAACAACAAAAGAAGACTGGTATGGTTAGGGCTATTATACTTAAGGCTAGACAACAAGGTATTAGTACGTACTGTGCTGGTAGGGTCTTTTGGAAATCATACTTCTCACCTCATTCCAGATCAGTAGTTATGGCTCATGACTCTGCTACATCTGATGCATTGTTTAGTATGTCTAAGAACTTAATTAGGAATATGCAAGGAGACTTAGTACCTAAGGAGATTACATCTAATGCTAAAGAAATTAAGATACAGTCTCCTGCTTACAATGATAAAGATGCTATTGGCTCTTATCGTCTCTATACAGCGGGTTCTCCGGAGGCTGGTCGTGGGACTACACCAACAATTGCTCACCTATCAGAAGTAGCCTTCTGGACTCATGATGAGAAGATCTTGGCTGGTTTGTTCCAAGGTATCTCCCAAGCACCAGGTACTGAGGTTATCTTAGAGTCTACAGCTAATGGTGCTCAAGGGGAGTTCTACAGGCTCTGGAAGGGTGCTGTTGCAGGAGAGAATGAGTATCTACCTATCTTCCTACCTTGGTTTATAACTCCTGAGTATAGGCGTACAGCCCCTGAGGGTATGGAGTTGTCAATTGAAGAGGAGACCCTCGTAGAAAACTATGGGTTAGACAATGATCAACTCTATTGGCGTAGATTAAAAATAGCAGAAGGTGGTAAGTTAAAGTTTCAACAGGAGTACCCTGCTACAGCGGATGAGGCATTCATTGTGTCCGGTGCTAATGTCTTTGACATTGATAAACTAAACTCCCTTATCCCTCGCCCAGAACAAAAGCGTAGTGATTGGGATCCATCCAGTAAGATGTTTGATGATAATAGGGAAGGTAACTTGTCTATCTATGGTTATCCTAAGTGGGAGGAGCCTTATGTAATTGGGGCTGATGTCTCTTTAGGGGTAGGTCAAGACTACAGTGCTGCTGTCGTTATGAATAATAAATATGAAATTGTAGCTGTATATCGTAACAATCGTATTGATCCTAGTATGTGGGGTGAGTTGTTATTCTACTTAGGTAGATATTATAACAATGCTTTCTTAGCAGTTGAGTCTAACTCTATGGGTATTGCCACACTGCAGAAGCTAGAACAGATGGGTTATCTCAATCTGTACAAACAAACAAAGATGGCTAATGTGTCTAATGAGGAAGGTTTACGTCTAGGTTTCAGAACAACATCTGCATCTAAACCTGTAATCATTGGGAACTTAAAGAACCTAATAGACAATGAGGATATCATGATACCTTCACCTATTATAATTAGGGAGCTGAAGGACTACATTTCTACAGCTAGTGGTAAGACAGAAGCAGCCCCTGGTTGCTATGATGATACTGTTATCTCTCTTGCGATATGCGCTGAAGTTCTGCGTACACATTGGGATAAGTTGAACACGAGGAATGTGTCATGGAAAGAAAGGATCTCGGACTGGGAAGAGGACAATACCCAGTGGATTTAGAAGAAGAGTTTAACAATAAAGTATTAGAGTACTGGATAGAAGGTAAGATACCACACGACATGGTAAATGTTAACAGTTCTGAGAGATGTCTTGAAATATACTATGGTTATGCGTAAGATTCTCTAAGTTCCTTATAGAGAATAGAGATTCCTGCATTGTCCTCATAACGCGCTGGTGGTCGCGGCAGGTAAACCACCAACTAATTTTTGAGGAGTATTTAAAATGAATATTATTATCGGGTTACTTTTAGCCCTCATGGTCACTGCTAGTGTAGAACCCCAAACCAAACCTGTTGTAGACCCCATCATTGTTGGTCTAACAGTCGGAACTATTGCCGCTCCCTTAGCTGTCTCAGCTGGGGTTACTGGTAGTGCTTCAATCCTAGGGACTACGTACACTAATGCTAATGTTGTTGCAGCTGGAGTAGGTTCTGTTGCAAGCTCTGCAGTTGTTGTAGATGGTCTTTTAGATAAAGAAACAGAAAAGTAATATACAGTTCGTCTGGCACTAACGCAAAGTGCTACGCCACGAGGTTACACAACCTCACTCGTTACGTTGTTTTGCAGATGGAATTCGCTACCGTATAGTTTGGGTATCAACCAACTATAGCTGAACACTGGGCAGGCGTCATCCTAGTCATGATATAAAACTGACTACATAAAACCATAGGGCATAGTCCCAAGTTTGTTAGTTAGACCCACGGAGGGAGCTATGCGATTTAATGAAACACAAGTTGAACCAAAGAAAGAGCCTAAACCTAAAAAAGAAAAGGTTGTTATCAAGGCTGGTAGTAAGGATTATGACTACGCTGAGTTAGCTAAGACTAAGAAGATTCTTACAGGAAGAGGTTCATTCTAATGGCTGGTAATAAGTATAAAGAAAAAGTGTCTGATGATAGTCTAATCAATTTGATTGAGACTGGTATTCAGAACTCTACAGGGGAATGGTTAAACTCCTCTGATATGACACGGGAACGTCAACGATCTACGTATGAATTTGCAGGTATTGCTGCAGATCACTTAGCACCACAAGGTGTATCTAGTATTGTTGACACATCTACTACAGAAACAGTAGAAGCATACACTTCAATCTTGTCTGATTTGTTCTTAAACAATGGTAAATTGGCTAGATTCGTACCATATGACAACTCCCCAGGCTCTTTTAAGAGTGCTAGGGATGCCTCTATGATTACTAATTATGCTATCTTTAAGCAAAATAATGGGTGGGAACTTATCCAAACCTGGATAAAAAGTGCCCTATTGTGGAAGAATGGTATCATTCGGTGGGACTATGTAGAGGGTTACGACTACGAGTTTGAAGAATACGAGAAAATCTCTCAAGGCCAGTTGGATATCCTCCTTGCTGAAGAAGGAGTTGAGATCATTGGTAACCTAAATTATGAAAATGAATTAGGTGAGTTGAACATGGAGACCGGACAGCAAGATGCTGAGTTGGTTTATGTTGATGTGCGTATTCGTCGTAAGAATGATAACTCTCGTGTTAAGATAGAAAACATCCCACCAGAATCTTTTAGGATCTCTCGTGATGCTAAGTCTATTGATGATGCTAGTTTCGTAGGTATCCAGACAATCTTAACTCGCTCAGAGATCCGTAAGATGTGGCCTGATGTTGCAGACAACATTGGTGAAGATGAATGGGATGAGCTTGGAGATGATACGACTTGGGATGGCAATGGTAGCTATGCAGAGGATATTGCAGCTCGTAAGCTAGTGACAGGTCAGAGTTACCTACAAGGTCGTATGGCTGATGACATTACAGCATTAGAAGCCAATCGGGAAGTTACCATAACAGAGTGTTGGATTAACGTTGACCGTGATGGTGATGGGGTTGCTGAACTTAAGCACTTTATTATTGCAGGTGATACAGTCTTGTACGAAAAAGACATAGATATGATTCCAATCGCTTGTCTATCACCTATAGATATCCCATATGAGTTTTATGGTTTATCTATTGCTGACTTTACACGTTCGTCTACACTAGCATCTACTGCAATCCTTCGTGGGTTTGTTGAGAATACATATCTTACAAACTATTCACCAAAGCTTGCTGATCCAAACGTTGTTGATTTCTCTGCTCTCCAAAACATGAGACCAAAACAAATCATTCCAACCAATGGTAATCCTAATGGTGCTGTGTCATCACTACCACCAGAGGCAATTAGCTCAGGCACTGTACCACTACTCTCACACTTACAGACAATTAAAGAACAAGCAACTGGTATGTCAAAGGCTGCTCAAGGTCTTAATGATTCCTTGTACGTGTCTGGTAATAGTGAATCAAAGGTGGCTGCAGTTCAATCTGCATCTCAGAAACGTATCCAACACATTGCCCGTAGGTTTGCAGAGACAGGTATGAAGCGGCTATGTACAGGTGTGTATAAGACAATGCGGAAATGCTTGAAGACTCACTCCAAGTTTAGTTACCAAGGTGTGTTTGCTGAAATAGATATTATGTCCCTTCCATCCCGTATGGATGTGGAGGTGTTCCTGGATATCGGTGAGAACTCAAATTCAAACATGATTAAAAAGTTTGAGATGGTTGGTAGTCAAATACTGCCAGCACTGAACAGCCAGGGTCAGGGTGTTGTTATTCGTCCAGAAGCTCCTGCTATCTTAGCTACAAAACTTATAGAGTCTATGGGTATTGATAGTAATGATTACTTGGAAGACTATACAACGGATGAGTTTAAACAGAAAGCTATGGAAACTGTTAAACAACAAACTGAAAAAGCACAGAAGGATGGTGCTATTGCACAACGTAAGATGGAAGCTGATGCATCACTCGCTGAGGCCAATGTTACATTTACCAACGCACAATCTAAGAACACTGTGGATGACAACACTAAACAGTTGGCTATCTCTATTGATAAGCATTTCCAAGAGTGGGCAGAAATTGATATCAAGGCTCGTAAAGAAGGTATTGAACCTCCAATGCGTCCTGACTTTAATCAGATAACAACTCTTGCAAGGGCTATGATTGCAGGAGAAGCATAAATACCAAGGAGGTGGGGGAATGTTTGGATTACCTTTAGAACTAATCACGATGCTTTTCTCCACCATACTTGGTGCAGTTATGTCTATCTGGGGGCAGAACACAAAGAATAAGAATGAACAGCAGAAGATGATGATAAGTGGTATGCAGCAGGCTAGGGAGCATGGTAAGAAAGATGTTCACTTCGCGTGGACAAGAAGGATCATAGCCCTCTCTGCTGTATTCTCTATCATCGTGTTACCAAAAGCGGTAGCAGTCTTTTACCCAGAAGTAAGTGTTATAGTAGGTTATACCGAAGTACATGGTGGTATAATTAATTGGATATTTGGTGGTGATGGAACAGTTAAGTGGCAGTCAGCTACTGGGTTTGTGATTACTCCGTTAGATACACATATAGTGTCAGCTATTGTTGGCCTATACTTTGGGGCGGGGTTTGCAAAGTAATGGAAAATAAAAGTATATCTATATCTTTCTTAATAGGCATACTGTTTCAAACAGGAGCCTTAGTGTGGTATGTGTCTAGCTTGGCTAGTTCAATAGAACTTAATTCCAGAGATCTTAGTAGACATGAAGTAAGAATAAACAACTTAACAACTATAATGCAGTCTCAGGCAGTAACATTAGGTCGTATGGATGAAAACATTAAATCTATTCGTGATATGATGGAAGCTAACCGTAGTGACGGGGGTTAATATATGGACAATATAAAATTACCTATAGCTTTAGTGTTAGCTATGTTTGTACAACTGGCAGGTGGTGTATGGTGGGTTTCTCAACAAGCAGCTACTATCTCTAACTTGGAAGAAACAGTTAGTCAACTTGGATCACGTATGGCTATTGAGGATAACGTAAATTTAAAACGTGATGTTTTAGATAACTCTTTAGAGTTAGAGAACGTATGGGGTGAACTTGAAGATCTCTGGGGTGATCTTGCAGGTATGACAATGACTATTAATGAAATTAACAAAATTAAACAGCGTGTAGCTATTATTGAAAATGATCTTAAGTATATAAATCGTGATCATAATTCAATGATAGGTCCACCAGGGAAATAAGTTTGTTATGTGTATTAGCGTTTATTTCTTTTAACCATGCGTGGACTACAGGTGGTAATCAACTCTTTCAATACTGCTACTACGACTGTGGGTTGCAAAAAAACGGTACATGGTACGACAGGGTTTACAGGGTAAGTTATAATTATGTGTGTCCTATAGAGGTTAGATTCAAATGATTGATCCGATTACAGCCATATCAATTGCGGCAAGCGCCGTAAGCAATATGAAATCTTTGATGCTTGCAGGTCGTGATGCTTCCTCCGCTCTTTCTAAGTTTGCAGGGGCTGTGTCAGATGTGAACTACGCGGCAGATAAGGCCAAGAATCCTGGAATCTTTGCAACTCTAACTGGTTCAGCTGAACAGCAAGCAATTGATGCGTTCTCAGCACACAAGAAGATGCAGGCTATGAGGAAGGAAGTTGAGACGCTGGTGCAGTTTACTTATGGGATGGATGGTCTTGAAGAATATAAAGACACGCTTCGCAAAGTACGCGCTCAACGCAAGAAGACTGCCTATCGACGTGCAGAACTAAAACAAGCCCTAACCACTTGGCTCTTTGGTGGGGTAATAGTACTGGCTGGAATTTTTGGATTGGGAGTTGTTCTTTATCTGATTGGTAAACAGCAGGGGAAATGGTAAATAGGGGATTAGAATGCCAAAGAAAAAAGATTCAAGATTAGCTAATGCTGGGGTGTCAGGTTACAACAAACCTAAGCGTACCCCATCACACCCTACTAAATCACACGTGGTGGTTGCAAAAGAAGGTGATAAGATAAAGACAATCCGTTTTGGAGAACAAGGTGCATCAACAGCTGGTGCCCCTAAGTCTGGTGAGTCTGATAAGATGAAAGCCAAACGTGCAAGCTTTAAAGCCCGTCATGGGAAGAATATCTCAAAGGGTAAGATGTCTGCTGCATATTGGGCAGATAAAGAAAAATGGTAGTGGTTGGGTATTTAGGTGTAATACTAATCTGTATGAGTTCTCTAGCTGAACATTGTAACGTTATCACTAGCCCATACATATTCATTACGGAAGAAGAGTGTCAGGTAGCCGTTTTAAATGAATCAATAAAGATTAAGAATAAGTACAGCCATGCAAACATAAACCCTAGCTGCGCTGGGTTAAAGTATAATGGAGAACCTGCTTAATGCCAAAGAAAAAATCAACTGTTAATGAAGCAGGTAACTACACTAAACCAACAATGCGTAAAAACCTATTTAACAAAATCAAGTCTGGATCTAAGGGTGGTAGTGCAGGTCAATGGTCTGCACGTAAGGCACAACTGTTAGCTAGGGAGTACAAGAAAGCTGGAGGTGGTTATCGTGCCTAAGAAAAAATCCCAAACAAGCTTAGACAAGTGGACTGGTGAGAAGTGGGGCACTAAGAGTGGCAAGAACTCCACTCAAGGTAAAGGGGCTACAGGAGAACGTTACCTCCCAAAAAAGGCTAGGGACTCCCTGACCTCAAAGGAATACTCTGCTACAAGTGCAGCTAAACGTAAGGGTGCTAAACAGGGTAAGCAATACGTTGCTCAACCTAAAAAGATAGCCGCTAAGACCTCTAAGTATAGGTCTAAATAATTATAACCAATAAGGAAACAAGATGGAAAAGTATAAAGTTGCAGCAGAGAAGATGCTGAAAGGAAATACACATCCGGATCTGATAGCGAAGGAAGCACTTGTACGTGCGCAATTTTCTTCTCAACAACGGGAAGGTTTCTTCAATGAAGCCTATGGGGAGTTGCTGGTGCAATACTTTACTGCCTGGTTGGGCACAGATCCACACGAAGTTAAAACACGTGAGTTCATATATAACTCAGCCCTTGCGCTGGGAGATGTTAAACAGAAGTTGATTAACTTTGAAACATACGGAAAAAACGTACCATACATTGAGGACAACGCACAATGAATAATATCGATTACGAGCAGTTGATAGCTAATATTAAAAATATGATTAACCTGTTAGAGTACGACTCTATGCGATCTCCAGGTAAAGCTAAACTGAATTGCAATCAACTTGGAGCTATGCACGGTCTACTAGATCGATACACCTCTAAGCAAGAAACATCCGTACCAAAGGCAACCAAGCCTGCGGCTAAAAAAGAAGGATAATATAACATGTCAGAACAAAATGAATCTCTACCCGCAATGGATGATGTTCCCAGTTCTGCTGGTCCAAGCGAACAAGAACTCCTAGATGCCGTACTATCTAATACCGAATTTCTTCGGGATGATGATGTGCCGCTACCAGAAGAGGAGATCGAGTACGAGGATCCGGAAGCAACTGCTGAGGAAGACCCAGATGTAGCAGATGCCGCCGTTAGCGATGAAGAGTCTGAGGAAGATACAGAAGAGACAGAAGATGAGGATGGCGCGGAAGCCCCTACCCAAGAAGCTACTGTGTTTACTGTTGATGATCTAGACTTAGATGCAAAAGTCTCTGTCAAAATTGACGGGGAGGAAATGGAAGTCTCATTTGCTGATCTGCTTAAAGGCTATCAGACAGATGCTTCACTCTCTAAAAAGGGTCGTGAACTCGGAGAGGCGCGTAAAGCCATTGATGAAGAACGTGTTGCTAAGCTATCTGAAATCACAAAGATGTCAGATGCTACTAATGCAATGCTAACAATGGACGAACAAAAACTGGCTAAGGAATACCATGATGTTGAAGCCAAGATTAAAGAAGCTAGGGATAGTGGGGACACTTATGAACTAAGTGATCTCAAGGATCAACGTGAACAAGCACAGCAGAAATACTGGGCTGCACGTAGTACTCGTGAGAATCTTTTAAAGAATGTTGAACAACAGAGAACAAAACTTCAGGAAGAGAAGTTTGCATCCCAAATGCAACACTTCCAAGAGGTAATCCCACAGATGATCCCTGACTTTAATGAAAAGGTTGCAGTTGAAATTCGAGACTTTGCTCTTGAGAATGGTATTGCAGACGAACTTTTAAATTCGGTTATGGACCCCAATGTTGTAAAATTCATTGATGACTATCGCAGATTAAAGAATGGAATTACGAAAGGCGCTGCAAAGCGTAAAGATATTCCAACTAAGAAGGTTCCGACTAAGAAACCAGCGGCTGCTAATAAAAAAGCAGCTGATAAAGAAAAAATGGTGAAGGCCCGTGCATTTAAAGAAGGTGCATCTAAAGATGACCAAATGGAATTCCTTCGCCAATACGCCTCCAACTCTCTAACTAAATAATATCCTAGGAGGATTAATAAAATGGCAACTACAGGTGGGCGTAATATCGCCACAGCTCGTGGAGCAACAGGCACTGGTAAAGACGTTTCAAACCGTGAGGATCTAGCGAATTTCATTTCGATGATCACACGTGATGAGACCCCTTTCTTGTCTTCAATCGGTAAATCTAAAGCAACCAACATCTATCACGAATGGCAAACCGACGAGCTCACAGCTCCAGGTAACTCTCGTGTAGCTGAAGGCGCAGACTTCTTGGCAGCTGGTTCTACACCTGCTTCCGGTGATGGTGCAGCTTCTACAACTGTTGGTGCAATGCGTACCCGTTTGGGTAACTACACACAAATCAACAGCAAAACAATTTCTGTATCAGGTAGCCGCCGTGCAATCGATCAGGCTGGTGTTGCTGATGAGTATGCATATCAGCTGAAAAAGCGTGGCACAGAAATGCGCCGTGATATGGAGTTTGACATTGTAAACACATACAACAAGCAGACTACTTCTGGCGCTCGTCAGACTGGTGGTTATCAGTCGTTTGTAAACAGTGGTGATACTTGTGTATTTAAAGGTGACTTTACTGCACCCTCAACAGCTAATGCTGGTACTGAAGTTATCACAGTTGCCGCTGGTGGTGCTAAAGCTGCTTTGGCTCTTACAGACATTGATGCAGTTATGCAGAAGATCTATGAGAGTGGTGGTTCAGCTACTCGTATCATGGTTTCTCCAAAACTTCGCCGTGATTTCTCTGACCTTATGGTTAATGACACAGGCGTTCGTCGTAACATCGACGAAGATGGTAAGCTCCGCCAGTCGGTAGACGTTTACATGTCAGACTTTGGTGACTTGATGGTAGTTCCAAACTACATCATGGGTCTTGCCCACACAACTACTGACGCAACCACAACACAGTTCGACGCTGCAGACTCTGCCGCATTGATCTATGATCCACAGTGGTTTGCAATGGCGACATTGCGCCCAATGCAGGAAGTTGAAGTTGGTCAGAAAGGTGACTCAACTGTTGGCATGTTTATCGAGGAATGGTCTTTGGAAGTTAAAAATCCAAAAGGCTGTGGCGCGGTTTACGGTCTAGAGTAACTATAATAAGGGGAGGGAGATTATTTCTCCTTCCCTATTTTTATTCTATTAGGAGGTATAGAACATGATGGTAATCAAAGGGACAATCCCAGCAAATACACTTGGTAATAACTTAGTTGGAGATGTACTGCATCTCCCAGCAGATCGATGCGCTTGGACAACATCCGCATCCTCAGCCGGTGGGTATCAAGTAGATAAAGCATTTTTCATACACTCTACAGGCAACGTGACTATCGTTACCCCAACCCTGGGTTACATTGGTAAGTCTGGTCGATTTGTAGAAATAGCAACTTAATAAGAGGAAGAGGACATGGCACGTTGGGATGTAATACCTAGCACAGAGAACAGTACTATTAAAGGTACTATCCAATGCGATGAGGATGGGTCTAGCAACTGGCAAGTATACCAGGATGAGAAACCTTTCCTAGAGCAGGCTAAAAAGGATCGTGATCTTTCGGACAGTGGGTTTAATAAAAAAGACTTAGGGTTTAAAAAGTTCGCTACAGTCCCTGATATCGTAGCCATTGAAATAAAAAATAAGTGGGGTATTGATTTGCATGATTCGGCAACGATGAAGGATAAAGACATGATGGCTAAATTCATGATTATATTCAAGCAAAACTACCCCCACCTCATGTCTTATTAAGGAGATTTAAGATGGCAACATACGTAGAATTTGTAGGATCTGGTGACTTCACTGGTGATAACTCAGGGTTGATTAGATCCTGGGCAAACAGAGATGTTTCTGTTTTGCCTGACTCAGTGGTGACACGTTGTTTAGATTACGCAGCAGATAAGGCTTATAGAACACTACGTGTGCCGCCTCTAGAGATAACTAAAATTTATGATGTTAATGGTACTCAAGATGAACTGACTGCAGCAGGGGTTTCTGGCGTTACTCCAGACATATCTCCAAGTTCTTTTTGGGGTGGTGGTCAAGTATTGTCCATAACTTCCCCTACTGATATGATTGAAATTATATATATTAGAAATGCAGACACTGCTACTAAAAACCCAGGGATTGTTTACAATGAAAGGGTAGATGTAAGAACATTCAATGATGGCCTTAGTAGCTCTAGGGATTATCATTTCTACACTAGAGTTGGAAATGTTATAAAACTACATGGTAATTTTAGTCGTGGAGATTCTATAGAGTTGCATTATTATCGCAGACTACCTGCACTCAATGCAACCTACTCAGGTACTTATAATAACTGGAAATCTGGGTTGGGTACTTTAGATATTGGTGGGGTAGCTACAACTTATTCAGCCGCTGCAGATAAAACAGAATCAGCATTTGACGCGAGACTTGCACAAGACGCAAATTATTGGGTAGGTGACCTAGCTACTAATTGGTTAAGAGATGAGAATGAAAGAGTTATTCTATTTGGAGCATTGTTAGAAGTATCTATTTATTTAAATGATACTGAAGAGATCCAAAAATATATGGTTCTTTTTGATCAAGAAATATCAGGATTGAATAAAGAAGAAATAACACGAAGGAACAAGGGTGGTAATCTCTCAATGTCATTCGCGTATAGTGGTTTACTCTAGGAGGATACTATGGGATTTAGAGACTCAGAAACTATAATTGAACCAGTTGATGGTGGAGGAGCTTTTGACTCAAATGAAGGCTCAATAACTTCTACAAGTGAATCTTCTGCAAATGCTTTAGCTGCTGCTAACTCTGCGGAAGCCGCTCTTGCTTCTAAAATAGCGGCAGAGTTAGCAGAAACAAATGCTGAAACAGCTGAAACAAATGCTGAAACAGCTGAAACAAATGCTGAAACAGCTGAGACAAATGCAAGTACAAGCGCAACTAATGCCGCTACATCAGAAACAAATGCTTCTACTTCAGAAACAAATGCGGCTGCAAGTGCTTCTGCCGCTGCTTCTTCGGCAGCAGAGGCTCAATCTTCTGAAGATGACGCGGAAGTATCAGAAACAAATGCAGCTAACTCTGCGGCTGCTGCTCTTGTTAGTGAAAATAATGCAAGTTCCTCTGAAAGTAATGCGGCAACAAGCGCAGTAACTGCAGCTACTCAAGCAGGAATCTCAACAACCAAAGCAGGGGAAGCTTCTGTAAGTGCAGCTGCTGCTCTTGTTAGTGAAAATAATGCAGGCACTTCGGAAAC